GTGATTACCCTAAGATTAGGCTACGGGTAGTTTTACTGTATGCTCACAGATATCGGGTAGCTTGACACTATTCAGCCAGTCCTATCTAGTCAGGCACGACTAAAAAGACCTGCTACCCGTCCAACTAAAAGGATCAATATGTCAGAACTAAAGCCATTCTTAGTGCGTTTGCGCCCCGATGTGCGTGAGCTGCTGGTGCAGGCCTCACAAGAGCGTAAGAAACCCATAGCCAGCGTTATCAATGATGAGCTGCGCGTTGCCCTTGGTAAGACAGGCAACCTTAACCAGCGTTTATCGCAGCTTATCGGATGATTATTCTTACGTTGCCGTTCCCGCCTTCTGTAAATTCGTATTATCGTAGAGGAGCCCATGCAACCTACATGAGCAAGGGTGGGCGCGAATACAAAGCAAAGGTGGCCGAGTACATAGCAGAGAGCAATAGTCCTAAGTTGGGAGCTGCTAGGCTTTCTTTGGAGATCGTGCTGTGGCCAAAGGATAAGCGCAAGTTCGATATCGATAACCGCATCAAGGCCCTGCTGGACAGCCTGCAAGATGCTGGCGTATTCGATGACGATGAGCAGATAGACCAGATTAATATTTATAGAGGCTCTGGCACCCGTACTGGCGGCCAAGCAAGAGTAATGATTGAGGTTATTGAATGAGCCATGAGAATGATGTGTACACAAAGGCCGTACAGGCTGACAGCTCGATTACGGGCAGGCGCTGGTGCTCTAACTGCCAGTTCGGCAAAGACCACAGGAATGGTGCATGGATCGTAAGCGCAAACAAAAGACAAAAGAGGTGGGTCTGCAAGGATTGTTGGGAGAGGAAACAAGCGAGGGAGGCGGCCAAGTAGATGACAGACTACGATGTCTCGCTTGTAATCAATTTCACGGATCACCCCGGCTACTTCATCTGCCGGATGGGAGGACAGTCGGAAACTACTCGGAGGAGTACCGCTTGTATGCTGAGGCTGTCGGAGTACTCAAGAGATTTAGAACTCGAAAGACCAGACAGCTGCACCTCGCGAGAGTGGCAGAAGTGCGTGGCCATGCTGCATATGAGCAGCTGCGAAATGCCATGTTAGAGATATACGAAAGAGAAAAGAATGATTTGCCCAAATGAGATATGCGATAGCCAAGATATTAAGGTAGCAGAGACACGTAAGCATGAGGAGCGCAACTGGATTTGCAGGCGCAGAGTGTGCAGGGAATGTAATTACAGCTGGTGGAGCAATGAGATACCGCTATTTGAATTGCCAGTCAGTCTGCAATAAATGATGGTTAACATTTATAGACAGATGACAGATATTCTGCTAGAAACTAATAACGGGGCCATAACCCAGCCCTTGAGAATGGAGTATCGCCAGACTCAGATAAACGCAGTCGAATCAGGGGGGATGACCATCGAAAAGATCGGGCCTAGCACTCTGAAGGTAAATAGCCTAGACACAGCGATAAACGATAGATACTTTGCGAAAGCAAAAAACGCTATAAGCATAGCGGGTGAGGTTCTATGAAGATTTTAAACACAGGGGATAAACCAAACTTCTCCATACCAAAACAGCCAAAAGTAAAGCTAAAGCCTGCACTACCAGATCAGCGGCAGATAGCCGTGATGCCATTGCGAGCGCTTAAGGACAGGAGCCTGGACAACGCAGCCATCAGAGTATTGGGATTGCTTTGTAGTTACTGCAATAGAGCTGGGATTACGTGGGTCGGGCAAGATAGGCTGGCTAAAGACCTCGGAGTTACAAGGCCAGCAATCACTCGCCAACTCATATCATTAAGAAAGAATAATTATATAAAAACGATTGTGCAGGGCGGTAAGAATAGCCATACGAGCACAACGAGAGTTATATTCAATGCAGATATCGGCACAAATGACGCGATAGCAGCGATGTCCGATGAGAGCAGAAGTCCACAGATGATAGAAGAGGAGCAACAAAGCATGAGTACAGTACCCCTAAAAGCCACTAGAACGGCTCGTAAGACGATTAAATTGCCAGTAAAGGCACAGGCATTAGAAGTGATAAAGAAAGCCTCTGGGAATGAACTGGTAACGCATAACAACGTAGAGGGCATAGTCCAAGATGTGTATAGAAGTGTGTATTTAAAAGAAAAAGTAATAAATGATTTAGATTTAAAAGGATTTGAAATGATTGGAATGTGTGGAATGACAGAGCAGATGCTCAGGCGCGACCTTGAGATCTGGCTGAAAGCGCGTACATCACCGCCAGAATCCATCCTAGACCTAGCCAGAGCGCTGCTCGATGAGCAAAGCAAGGCGGGATAAGGGTTGTATGCGATCCAAACGGTGGTATGCAGGGGCAACACAGGGGTGTGTGCCTACAAGCAAAGGCATCGAGGCCTGCTGGCTGTGGCTGAAACAGTCAAAAAAACAGAGGCACGTTACCCCCCCCCGGGTCTGTCACTAGGGGCGGGGTGTACCACTCAATTTTTCCCCGTTAATTTAAAAAAAGGAGCTGCAAATGGAAAATAAGCTACAGAAAGAATTACGTAGTGCAATGTTAAGTCTGCTGCGTCAGGGTTTTACCCTACAAGCCGTAGTTCATGCTTTAATCGTGGAATCTGAGCGATTAAGCGAAAGCGCAGCAATCGTGCAGGCAATCAATGATTTCAACCACCAACCGTAAATAGGGATAAACAATGGCATACGATAAGCCTTTTGAATTAAAGCCTGGTAACTTCCAGTTATTTAAAAACACTAAAAAGACAGACGCCAAACACGCAGACTGGACTGGCAGTATTAAGATGCCGGATGGCCGTGAGTTCTGGTTCAATATGTACAGCAAAACGGGTAATAAAGGCCCGTACTTCTCTGGCTATATTGGCAAAGAAAAGCAGCAGTTAGATCAGCCAGCAGCGTTTAATAGCTTTGCACCAGCAGCTCCGATGGGTAGGCCTGAGAACTATGCTCCGGCAGCTCCATTAGACGATGTGCCGTTCTGATGGCTAGTACACGCCCAAAGGCAAAGATAGCAGCTCAGATACCATCCCTACAAAACTGGGGTGGTATTCGGTCTATTCAGAAAAGATTAGAGCGTTCGGCTACGATTTCAGAGAATCGCGAGGCGGTCGCCTACTCTTTGCTGTGTATGGCCAATACAAAGATTACAGACATAATGGAATGGGACGATGAGGGCAACGTTAAGGTTAAAGCTAGTAAAGATATTCCTGAGCATGCCCTGCAAGCCATCAAGAGTATTAAAGTTAATAAAGATGGTAATTTAGAGCTGGAGCTATACGATAAGGTCGGCGTATTGCGACTGCTTGCTAAAGCCTCTGGTCTCTTAGATAACCCCGATGAGTCGGATAAACCCTCGGTTATCGGCATTAATATCAAGCCGCCTGACATCCAAGACGTAGATCTCGGATAAAAAACAACACAGGGTATTGCATTTATTTATTTTCTGATTACCATCAGGGGTAGCGATATCGCTAATAACCCGTGAGGATAATATGACGAAAAGAAAAGAGTACTCTCCCGCCGTAGTTGTTGACTCTGGTTCCAGTTACGAGGAGCCCATCCCGTTTGCTGGTATCGTAGAGATAGAGCCTGACTACGATGATCTAGGCGACATAGATGACATATGCAATAGGCGCACTAACCCCAATGAAGAAAACTAAAATGCTACCAAAAGACACCAGCTCACATGAGATGACCAACGTAGAGATTGCGGATAAGTTATTTATCCATCCGCACACGGTTAGCAAGATTGAGAACCGCGCTATGGAGAAGTTCAAGATTGAGCTCAAGAAAAGAAACATTAATCTAAAAGACCTGATTGGGGACTAAGATGCGACTCTTATTTTTATTATTAATTGCTGGTGGCGTACAGGCTGAGACTCGGCTATATACCGATGCCCTAGGCTTACCTGCCGGATCGTCCTACCAAATAGCCAATACTACTTTTTATACCAACGCATTAAACCTGCCAGCCGGAACAAGGGTAGACCTAGGCAGCGCATATCTCTATAACGATGCTTTAGGTCTGCCTGCTGGCGTTAGTTATTCTGTTGGCCCTAACCCGCTTGGCGTTACATCCACCTACGTTAGCCCGTGGGATACGAAAGGATCTAGCAATGGCAAGTTCTGAACAGCACGATCCTGTAAATAAGCCAAAGCATTACCTAAGCCACCCGTCTGGGATCGAGTGCATTACGATTACCGAGCACATGGGGTTTAACTTGGGCAACGCCATGAAGTACATTTGGCGAGCTGACGAAAAACACGATGCGGTTGAGGACTTGCGTAAAGCGCGCTGGTACATTGAACGCGAAATAGCTAAGAGGATCAAATGAATACTCAAGAATGTTGCAACCATAACTGCAATCAAGGCAGAGATTGTCCATTGCGTCAGCGTAGTCTTGCAGAAGAAATAACAGAGGGGTTTAAGGCGCTTGAAGCTATGCGTAACAATAAACCAGTAGCGTGGATGCTTGTAGATCCGAACTGGAACGACTTTTGTAGGTACTCTAGCCACCCAACAAAGGAGGCTATTCCACTTTATACCCACCCAGCAAAAGAGCTAACAGATAAAGAAATAGATGGCTTAATTATGGATGTTGCTGAAAAGCCTACAAATGAGGATTTGTACGATTTTGCTATAGCCGTACTAAAGAAAGCGAGTGAGAAATGAGCTTTACTATTTACGAACCAGGCGGGCAGATGTTTATTCAATACTTCTTTAGTATGGATGAGCTTATTAAATCAATGCTGGCCAATAAACAAAACACTTACCATAGGAACTGACATGATTAAATTTAAATGGATTGGCACAAGCATCTGCCTGCTGAGTATTCTATTGACCGCGCTCAATATCTATCCGGCAAACTTGATCCTTGGGTTTATTGGATCCGCGATCTGGGCAACTGCTGGCTATGCGCTAGACGATAAACCGCTATTTGTGGTTGAGGCTGTAGCGGTTATATTTTACTTTTCTGGAATTGTATTATTCATTTGTCAGTTTGCGTAATGAGCGATCCCTTTGAAATATTGGAGCCAACAGTTATTAGTTTTAGTGGCGGTCGCACTTCTGGTTATATGCTTTGGCGTATATTGCAATCCAACAACGGCGAGTTGCCTGCTGACGCTATTGTAGTTTTTGCAAATACAGGTAAAGAAGAAGAAGCTACGTTGGAATTTGTGCGAGATTGCGGTCAAAACTGGAATGTTCCTATACATTGGCTAGAATATATACCAGATGACCCAAAATTCAAGGTTGTAGATTTTGTTACAGCCAGCAGAAACGGTGAGCCTTTTGAGGCATTAATTACAAAGAAAAACTATTTACCAAATCCAGTAACGAGGTTTTGTACTGCTGAATTAAAAATACGCACAATAGATAAATATTTAAAATCCCTTGGATGGAAACACAACGAGAATATGGACTGGGTTGGCATCAGGGCAGATGAACCAAGAAGGGCCGCAAAAATGGCAAGGGAGCGAGTCCCTTTATTTACCGCAGGTATTACCGCAGCAGATGTAGGTAAATTTTGGAATGAGCAGTCTTTTGATTTAGGTTTGCCAAACTTTAAAGGTAAAACTTATCACGGCAACTGTGATTTATGTTTTTTAAAGGGGTACCCACAAACATTAAGCCTTATTGCAGAAAAGCCCGAAAGAGCCGTCTGGTGGGCAGAGCAAGAGGCCAGAATACACTCCGCTGGAAAGTTTACAGGAGATGGAGCTAGGTTTAGAAAAGACAGGCCAAGCTATATTCAAATGAAGAATTTTGCAGCAGATCAGGCTGATATGTTTAAAACTGATGAAGAAGGAATATCTTGCTTTTGCGGAGACTAAAACAGCCGGGCTCTACCGTGTTTTTAGTAACATAAAAATTATATATTTGAAACGGTGCTTTTGTAAGAAAAAGTGTGACTTTGTAAAAAAAAGTATAAACAATGTATATACAAATATCGGACAACGATGTCACATTTTTGCATGACTTTTTATTGAAATTTCATGCACTTACAGCTCTAATGGATCTAGGCCAATCTCAAGGGCAACCATAAAACACCTAGTCCGAAAGGGTTTCCCATGCTGCAACCACTTATCACCCTTTTGTTTGTGAAAGCTGCAATGTACCATTTCGTGGCAAAGGGTACTTAGCAAAGTTGAGAAGTGCGCGCACCTAGCCGATGAAATGGTTATGGTGTGTTCGTAGTCATCCGAATCGCAATACAAATAGCTGCCCATTAAATCTCGGTCATGGATAATTTGAAAATCCACAGTTTCTGGCAAAGGCATAGGCCATTTGGTGAAGGGGTAGGTTACTACCAAGCTAGAGTAAAGGTGGCGCACAGCCTCGGGCGTGATTCTCATACTTTATTTATACAACCTCGAAATTCAAATTCATCCTCGCCGCAGACTTGGATTAACTCTGGCAACATCAGGCGACCACGCTCAAAAGACAGTAGGGCAAACCCTGATCTCCAGTCCTTTGGGTTATCCTCGGTGTAATGAACAAATTGCTCCGAGTGTGGCTCTGCCAATGTGCCTGTCTGTACGCCGTAACGTGTACCTCCGTTATGTCGGAAAGCTGGGCTAAAGTCTGTAATCGGCTGAACGGCCAAGTTGTGTGTATGGCCAGTAATGATGTTAACTCCAGCGTTAAGCGAGTTAGCGCGGCCAGCTGAGAACCCGCCTTTCCAGCGGTGCTTAATCATCGTATCGTCATTGACCCAGTAAGACCAGCAAGGTTTCCATAATGGAAAGTGGTCTTTAAGGGTAAAGCCCTCAACTCCCTCGTACTGCCCAGCCTGAGCTGCAAGGAATGTTTCAAAGCGGGCATCGTGATTGCCTAAAGTCCAGATCAGTTCTGCGCCGATTGCAGCCTTTTCAATATTGCCCATGAACTCCCTGCAAGCCTCCAACTCCTCCTTGATGGTTGGCGTATTAGACCAGCCGATACGGGGATGGCGTGAAGCCTGGGAGCCATCAAACACGTCCCCATTTGCAATCACAACTTTAGGTCTGAACTCCTTGATAATCATTAGGAGCGCTTTGTATGCGGTAGTGTAATCGTCTGGCCAGAAGTGGGCATCGGAGAATACGACTACGCGCCCCTTCTCCATCTGGGTCTCACGCCTAGCATGGTGCGGAGTCTCCTCAGCTCTAGTAATTTGAATGTTTTGGTACTTGAGTTTATCTTGACCAATGCCTTTTGCCTCTAAGATAATGTTGTTTCTGGACTCAATACCGCGCCTGCGCTTTAATACATTGCGGTAATTAACGCCAATCTTCTTTGCCATCTCAACCGCATTAGGGGCGGCGTTCCATTCGGCTATAAACTCTGCGTCTGTTAGGTGATATCCTGACATAATTACCTTAAATAATTTTGCATATTGTTGTTTATACAGTATATTTAAGAAAATATCATTAAAAGGTTACTATGTCACGTACCAAAGAGGCAAGTTCCAAGCAAATACCCTCTACAGGTCTGAACCTAGACTTCTCTAAAAGCCCAGAGGTATACAAGTTTCTCACGTCTAACGCGTTTGTGCGTGGAATGATGGGGCCTGTGGGCTCCGGCAAATCATATGCTTGTGCCGCTGAGGTATTCATTCGGGCAATTCAGCAAAAGCCTAGCCCTATCGATGGCATCCGATATAGCCGTTTTGTCATTGTACGAAACTCGTACCCTGAGTTAAAGACTACCACAATCAAGACGTGGTTAGACCTGTTTCCAGAGAACACTTTTGGGCCAATGCTGCATACACCACCCATTACCCACCATATCCGGCTGCCTGCTAGAGAGGGCGCAGCTGGTATTGACTGTGAGGTTATCTTCCTAGCGCTTGACCAGCCTAAAGACGTGCGAAAGCTATTATCCCTAGAGCTAACGGGCGCGTGGGTGAATGAGGCGCGTGAATTACCGAAGGCTGTAATCGATGGTCTTACGCACCGCGTGGGCCGATACCCCACAAAGCGGGATGGCGGGGCTAGTTGGCATGGTATCTGGATGGATACAAACCCGATGGATGACGACCATTGGTGGTATCGCCTTGCAGAAAAAGAAAAGATGACAGGGGTATATGCTTGGAAGTTTTTTAAGCAGCCTGGCGGTGTTATAGAGCTGCCAGTAACCGATCTGCCTGAGAACCCAGAGGCAAACGACTGCATCTTTGCATCCGGCAAGTGGTGGCAAATTAATAAACGAGCCGAGAACGTGGCCAACCTGCCTGCTGGCTACTATCAGCAGATGCTATTAGGTAAGAATTTAGACTGGATTAGGTGCTATGCCGAGGGTAAGTACACCTACGTGCAAGAGGGTAAGTCGGTTTGGCCTGAGTATAACGACAACATTATGTCTGGCCCTACTGAGGTAGACCCTACGGTGCCGATCCAAGTCGGGCTTGACTTTGGTTTAACCCCAGCCGCGGTGATCGGGCAGCGTTTACCATCTGGCACATGGCAAATTATTGATGAGATTGTTACTTTTGATATGGGCTTAGAGCGCTTTGGCCACCAACTCATATCGGAACTGAACGCAAGATACCCCGGCATCCAAGTATTAGTATGGGGCGACCCCGCTGGTATGGCTAGAGATGCGATTTATGAGGTAACGGCCTTTGACTTCCTAAAGACGCTAGGCCTTAAAGCCCAGCCTACCCCATCAAATGACTTCAAGGTGCGCCGAGAGTCGGCTGCCGCGCCCATGCAAAGACTTATTAACGGTAAGCCGGGGCTAATCGTTGACACAAAATGCAAGATGCTGCGTAAATCTTTGGCTGGTGGCTATCACTTTAAGCGGATCTCGGTTGGATCAGGACAAGAGCGCTTTAAGGATGCGCCGAATAAGAATGAGCACTCTCACGTAGGCGATGCTTTCGGCTACCTGCTGCTAGGTGGTGGCGAATACAAGCGCATGACGCGTGGGCCAGCAGGGCAAAGCAAGACTTTTGTAGCCCAGACCGTAGCTAACAGCGACTTTGATATATTCGGACGATGACAAAATCAATACCTTTTGAGGCTGTAAACGATGAGGTGCATAAGCGCAAGGGTATGTACTATCTGCCGTTTGTGCCTGAGCATTTTGACCATTTAGACTTTGACCATAAAGAGATATCGGTTCTATCTAATGTGTACGATATTAAATCAATGGTTTCTCAGCAAGCCCGAATGGGCTCTGCGTTTACGGTGTTTAGGCACAACAGGCCAATAGCCATACTTGGTGTAATAAACATATGGCCTGGCGTTGGTGAGATGTGGAGCATCTTTGATAATCAAGCTAGAGAGATCCCAGCTACAGCGCTTAGAACAGGCAGATCTTTTGGCGATATCGCAATTAGATATCTACAGTTGCATAGATTACAAATAACTGTTAGAACTGACGACAATAGGGCGTTTCGATACGCAAAAGCGATTGGGTTTGAGACTGAAAGCGTAATGCGAAAGTACGGGCCAGATCAGGTTGATTACTTACTTATGGCGAGGTTTTAATATGGGTGGATTATTTGGCGGCGGTGGAGCGCCTGATATGTCAGGTCAGATTGCAGCGCAGCGTGAAGAAAACGAGCGTTTAAAAATGCAAGCAGACGAGGAGCGTAGACAGCTCGCCGAGCAAGCAGCTGGTCGCGTTGCATCACGCAGACGTGGTGGCTCAAGAATGTTGTTGGCAGATACGCGCTTAAACCCTGAGACGGGCGTTGAGCAAACTTTAGGTTCTAATGGAATGGGAGTTTAATCATGGGTGGAGCAGTCCAAAAAGTAGGTCAAGCTATTGGCGTTGACAAAAAGCCTAGCGCACCAGCGCCAACAAACATGGCTGGTGCAGCAAAAAATGTATCTAGAGCCAGCGCAATGGATGAGATGATGGGCGCTCGTATGCGTGGCGCTCGCCGCCGTGGTCGTGCTTTGTTATCTGACGCTCGTTTAAGTGCAGAGTCAGGTGTAGAAACTTTAGGTGGGGGACAAAGCCTTGGATAAGATGAAAGCTAAAGTTGCTAAGGTTATGCGCGAATACAAGTCGGGCAAGCTAAAGTCTAGCTCTGGCGACAAAGTTAAATCACGCGATCAGGCCGTAGCTATTGCTATGTCTGAAGCTGGAATGGCGAAGAAAAAATGAAAGCTGGACTATACGCAAATATCCACGCCAAGCGTGAGCGCATTGCTGAAGGTTCTAAAGAAAAGATGCGTAAACCTGGTTCGCCCGGCGCGCCTACTGACGCAGCCTTTAAGAAGGCGGCTAAAACTGCAATGAAGCCTAAGAAAAAATAATGGCAATCATTGTTCAGCGCGAGTCTGAAAGCACTAAGTCAAGGCACGTATCGCCTAGCTATACAGGTAAGGACGGCACTCAGTATCTAGCTAGCTCGGATAAGCCTTTCCCTATGGTTGATGTAAACCATTTACGGTTGCATGAAGGTGTTGCGTATTATGTATATCACACACATAAAGACGCATCTAGATTGGCTGTTGGCGCAAGCATTAACATTGCTATTGCGTGGCCAGCTGGACTAGAGGCTCATGCGTTTGTTGATTATCAATGTGGCGGCGAGACTGAGGTTTACGCTTACGAAAGCTCTACAACTAGCGGCGGCACAGCAATGACTTTGCATCGCCGCAATCGAGTAATTACCACAGCAAGCCAAGCGGCTGCGGTATTAAATCCAACCGTAACCGCAGTAGGCACAGAATTTTATTCTGAACTTATTACAAGCGCAGAAGGTCAAGGAAATAGAAGTGGAGCTGGTGGCAGGGGAACTAGTTTTGAATTTATTTTAAAACCGTTGACAACATATCTGTTTCGTTTAACAAACGTAAATAGCACCTCTCAGATGGCTGAGATGCGGATAGATTGGTACGAATGAAGAAAGAGCATAAGAGTCCTAGCGGCGGTCTTACTGAGGCTGGCCGTAAATACTTTAAGCGGACAGAGGGCGCGAACCTAAAGCCTCCTGTAAGCGAAGGCGTTAACCCGCGGCGCGTATCGTTTGCTGCTCGGTTTGCTGGTATGGCTGGCCCACTCGTTGATGAGAATGGAAAGCCAACACGCCTAAAGCTGGCTCTAAAGAAGTGGGGATTTGGTAGCAAAGAGGCAGCTCGCAACTTTGCGAATAAGCACAAAAAGGATTGATATGGCTGAAATGATGCGTTTAAAACCAGAGGACATTCTAAAGCGGCACGACATTGCGCTGCGTAAGAAAGAGGACTTTCGCGATCTATACGATGAGGCATATGAGTTCGCTCTGCCACAGCGTAACCTGTATGATGGCTACTACGATGGCAAGGTAGGCGGCGCTAAGAAGATGAACCGCGTATTTGATGCTACCGCCATCAACTCTACACAGCGTTTTGCTAATCGCATCCAGTCAGGCATATTCCCACCACAGCGTAGATGGTGCCGCTTGGAGTCTGGCCCTGATATTCCAGATGACCGCAAAGCAGAGGCTAACGCAGCTCTTGATATCTATACTGAGAAACTGTTTGCAACCATCAAGCAATCCAACTTTGATATTGCAGTTGGTGAGTTTTTATTGGATCTGTCAGTCGGTACCGCTGTAATGATGGTTCAGCCTGGTGATGATATCTCGCCAATCAACTACATTCCTGTGCCACAGTTTTTGGTTGCGTTTGAAGAAGGCGCTAACGGCCAAGTAGATAACGTATACCGCCGTATGCGTATCAAAGGCGAGGCTATTATCCAGCAATGGAAGGACGCAGTTATCTCTCCTGATCTGCAAACTAAGATTGATAACAAGCCTACAGAAGATGTAGAGCTGATTGAGGCTACTGTATTTGATCCTAAGCGTGGCGACTACTGCTATCACGTAATCCATAAAGAGTCTAAAGTAGAGGTTGTTTACCGCAGACTAAAGCACAGCCCTTGGGTTGTCAGTCGCTATATGAAGGTTGCTGGCGAGATCTACGGTCGTGGCCCATTGATTACAGCTCTGCCAGATATCAAGACATTAAACAAGGTAAAAGAGCTGGTACTTAAAAATGCTAGTTTGGCTATCTCAGGCGTATACACAGCGGCAGACGATGGTGTTTTAAATCCAGCTACCGTTAAGATTATCCCCGGTGCAATTATCCCAGTAGCGCGTAATGGTGGCCCACAAGGCGAATCATTAAAACCGCTACCTCGCGCTGGGGATTTCAACGTATCGCAGATTATTATTAATGACCTCGTAACCAACATCAAACGCATCTTGCTAGATGAATCGTTGCCACCTGACAATATGTCTGCTCGCTCTGCTACTGAGGTAGTCGAGCGCATGAAGGAACTTAGCCAAAACTTAGGCTCTGCGTTTGGTCGTTTGATTAACGAGACGATGATTCCATTGGTAAGTAAGACTTTACAGGTAATGGATGAGCGTGGACTAATCGATCTGCCATTGCGCGTCAACGGACTAGAGGTTCGCGTTGCTCCAATCGCTCCGCTGGCTATGGCTCAGAACATGGAAGATGTAACCAACACAATGCAGTTTGTACAGATGGCTGCACAGTTGGGGCCAGAGGGTCAGGCTACACCGAAGTACGGTGAGATTATTGACTTTATCGGCGACAAACTCGGCGTACCAAGCAGGCTACGCGCATCGGCTGAGGAGCGCCAATTTAATATGCAGCAGGCAGCGCAGCAAGCACAGCAGCTCGCACAAGAGAACCCAGAAGTTGCAGCCGAAGTAATAGGTAATATGCAATGAGTAAGCTAGAGCAGGCGCTTACAGATGGATGGGAAGGGCTTAATGAGCAAGTGCAAGACATTCGCTCGGCAGAGCAGTCCGTTAACGACCTTAATAAATTATGTTTAAGGGTTTTTACTACTGAGGACGGGGCAAAATTTTTGGAATGGCTTAAAAATACTTACGTAGAAATCCCAATAGCTATACCAGGCACCGATCCAGCCCATGCTTTTTTTAACGAAGGAAGCCGCACAGTCGTGAGAGATATTGTATGGAAAATGCAAAAAGCAAAGAATTTGTAAACCAGCTTGTAAAAAACATTCCAAATACAGACGGCAAATATGCCGTAAGCGCAGATGGATCAGTTATAAGGTTTAAGGCTAAAAAGTGGAATTATATAAACGGCGAAATTATTTGCGGTTATCGCCGCGTTAATTTGTCTTTGGGAAAGGTTGTAAAAAGGGCAAGAGTTCATAGATTGGTTGCTCAAGCATTTATTGAAAACCCATTAAACAAACCATTTGTAAACCACAAAGATGGAAACAAATTAAATAATTGTGTTGAAAATTTAGAGTGGTGTACATCTTCTGAAAATGAGCATCACTCATACAATGTTCTTGGCAAGGTAGCATGGAAAACCAAGCCAGAGCACATTAGACTAAAAACGTATGAAATGCGTAAGTCTGGTGTAAAAGTGCGCGATATTTGCAATACATTGAATGTATCAAAATCATTCGTAGAAAGGCTAATGCGCGCACATTCTCAAACTAAATAGGAAAATGTAACCATGAATGACGAAGCGAACCAACCCGCAGCAGAAAGCGGCCTATTGGATTCAGCAACAGTTGATGACAGTAATGCCGTAGAGCAACAAGACCCAAATAGCACAGCAATAAGCCATTTGGCGCCACAAGAAGATGATTCTCCCCTAGAAAGACCCGATTGGTGGCCAGAGAACTTTTGGAAAAAAGACACTACTGAGCCAGACTTAGAGGGCATTGCAAAGTCATGGTCTGACCTGCGTAAGCAGATTAGCCAAGGCAAACACAAAGCTCCGGCTGACGGCAAATACGATGTATCCGCATTTGGAAATATCCCTGATACAGATCCAGTAAAAGGACACGTATTAAACTGGGCTAAGGAGTATGGCGTATCGCAAGCCGCGCTAGATACTTTGGTCGGTGAAGTTGTTAAAATGGGTGGCGAGCAGGTCGAGCAAGGCCAGCGCACCATTGAGCAAGAGCGCGCAGCTCTAGGCCCTAATGCCGATGTTGTAATCAAAGGCATGACAGACTGGGCGCGTGGGCTAGTAAACAAAGGCATCTGGGGTAAAGATGACTTTGAAGAATTTAAGTATATGGGCGGCACAGCCAAGGGCTTAAAAGCTCTAGCTAAAGTACGGGAGGCTTACGAGGGTACTCGGATTCCTACCCAGTCCATGCCAGTTGAGGGAGCGCCATCTAAGGATGAGCTCTATCAGATGGTAGCGGATCCTAAGTACAAGACCGACCCAGCATACCGAGCCAAGGTGGAGAAGATGTTTAACTCTACTTTCGGTCAATAAATATCCTTCACGGGAGTGGCTTGCCCCGGCGCAGTACGGCCGGGGTTTTTTTACGCCTATAAAAATATTTGCACAAGGTGTTGTGTTTTAGTAACAGTTCTGCTAGAAACTCCATAAGGCATATCATTTAATTGACCCTTAATACAGATATCTCTGTCGATTGGCTGGCGTAACTGGCAAGCATACGGCCCTGCGAAACAGGCTAACCGAAGCAATAAACCTTTAATTTTTGTTTATCTATCAGGAGAAGTTCAAATGTCAGTTCAATTATCGAACGCCTTTGTAACTCTATTTGATGCTGAGGTAAAACAGGCCTACCAGGGCAAGGCTATGCTGGTTGGTGCTGTACGTCAGCGCAGAGGAGTAGAAGGCTCTACCGTTAAGTTTCCTAAAGTTGGCCGTGGTGTAGCAACTCCACGCATTACTCAATCCGATGTAACCCCATTAAACGTAGGCTTTTCCAATGTAACTTGCACATTGCAAGATTGGAACGCTGCTGAATATAGCGATATTTTCAGCCAAGCTAAAGTCAACTTTGATGAGCGTCAAGAGCTCGTACAAGTATTGGGCAACGCTATTGGCCGCCGTCAAGACCAGTTGATTCTGGATGCTTTGACAGCTGCAAGTGGCACAGGCACAGTTAGCAACGATATCGGTGGTAGCGATACCAACCTTAACGTAGCTAAACTGCGCGATGCAAAGCGTTTGCTTGACAAGAATAACGTACCGCCAGAAGGCCGTCACATTATTCTCCACGCATCTGGCTTGGCATCTTTGTTGTCTGAGACAGCTGTAACCAGCTCTGACTTCAATACCGTTAAGGCTTTGGTAAGCGGTGAGATTAATACTTTCTTAGGCTTTACTTTCCATGTAATGGGTGACCGCTCTGAAGGTGGCTTGGCTATTGATGGCAGCTTGGATCGTACTTGCTTTGCTTTCCACAAGGACGCTATCGGCTACGCTGAAGGTATCGCTCCTCGCACCGAAGTAAATTACATCCCAGAAAAGACATCGTTCCTAGTGAACTCTGTATTCTCTGCTGGTGCTATTGCTATCGATGCTGAGGGTATCATTAAAATCACAGCACGCGAAACTGCTTAATTAGGAGCTTAATATGGCATATGCAGAATCTGGTTTTACAACCATCGCCGCATCCAAAGCTGGGTCAGCCCCATCGATGTATGCTTATAAAACAACCGACTCAATCGCGACTGTAAATACTGAGGGTTACTTCAATAGCTTGTCAACCATCCTCAGCGTTGGCGACTTGATTTATTGCGTAACCTCTACTGGTACTACCGCTGTTGCTACTTTGGTTTATGTTCTTTCTAACGCCTCTGGCGTTGTTGACGTAAACGATGGTACAACTTTGGCAAATACTGACGGCGATTAATCGCATTTAGTAATAAAATGGGCCATTACTGAGTTTCTCGGTGGTGGCCCATTCTTACATTGGAGAAGTAAATGGCAGCTGGCGATACCGCTCTCTCGATCTGTTCTGATGCTTTGTTGATGCTCGGCGCAAAGCCGATTTCGTCTTTTGATGAAGGCACAGATGAAGCCTCAGTTGCCAACCGTTTATACCCAGATATTAAGGATCAAGCGCTACTTATGTACCCTTGGTCTTTTAGCTATAAAAAGACATCTATAGCGCGTTTGATTACTACGCCTGTCAATGAGTACCGTTATGAGTATCAACTGCCTGGAGACCGTTTAACGAGTCCTAGAGCTATCTACGATACCAACGCTACCAACATCCCTCCGCGCAAAGAGTATCGCATTATTGGCGACAAACTATTGGCAGATTACGAGCAGGTCTACATTGACTATCAGTACTCGGTGCCTGAGTTTGAGATGCCTAGCTATTTTGTGCAGCTCCTAAAATATATGATGACTTGGCATCTTGCTTTGCCTATTACAGACCAAACAGATAAGAGCCAGTACTGGCAGTCTGTAGCTACAGGTGGCCCAAGCGAGAATGGCCGCGGTGGCTATCTGCGTCAGGCTATGAATATTGATGGCGCTGGCAATCCGACTAACGCTATAAATGACTTCTCACTAATTGCTGTGAGGTATTAATGAGTCGCTTTGTAAGCATACAAACCAACTTTTCTACGGGTGAGCTTGACCCATTGCTCCGCGCCCGTGTGGATTTAACTGCATACGCAAATGCACTAGAGAAAGCAACTAACGTAGTCTGCCAGCCACAAGGCGGTATTCGCCGTAGACCAGGCTCGCGTTACATTACAGCTCTACCTAATGCTGGGGCTGAGTCTGCTGCTAACGGTGTGCGCTTAGTTGAGTTTGAGTTCTCTACATCTGACAGTTATATGCTGTGCTTTACGCATAATCGGATGTACGTATTTAAGAATAGAGCTTTAATTACTAACATTAACGGTACAGGCAATCCGTATTTGGCGGTTGGCCTTACTGGATCTACCCTAAACAATATTGTATGGACTCAATCGGCTGATACGTTAATTGTGGTGCATCCTGATGTTGCGCCTATAAGGATTGTTCGTGGAGCTAGTGATTCTCTTTGGACAGCCAGCGCAATTACGTTTGACTCTATTCCTAAATACCCATTTTCAATATCAGTTAGTAATCCTGCTGGTACTCTGACACCATCCGCTGTATCCGGCAAGGTGACTTTGACCGCATCCTCTAGCGTGTTTGTTGCTGGATCTGTAGGCCAATATGTCAATGCCCAGCCCCAAGGTCGCGCTAAGATTGTGCGCTATAACTCAGGTACATCAGTAGATGCAATTACTGAGTTTCCGTTTTTTAATACGTCTGCTATAGCAAATGGACAATGGGACTATGAATATGGTTACGAAGATGTATGGTCTGCTGGAAAAGGTTGGCCTCGCGCTGTTACTTTCCATGAAGGTCGTTTGTACTTTGGTGGCTCTAAGTCTCGCCCTAGTACTATATGGGGTTCTAAGGTTGGCCTCTTTTTTGATTTTGAGGCTACTGAAGGTTTAGACGATGACGCAGTTGAGGCAACGCTAGACACCAATACATTTAACGCAATCGTAGATATTATCTCTGGTCGCGACTTGCAGGTGTTTACAACTGGCGGTGAGTTCTACGTTCCGCAGTCTGGCTTAGAGCCAATTACCCCTACCAACTTCTTTGTTAAGACAGCTAGTCGTAACGGCACTCAGCAGGGTGTACGGGTACAGCAGCTAGAGTCAGGCACTTTATTTATTCAGCGTCAAGGTAAGTCACTTAATGAGTTTGCGTATACCGATACTCAGGCTACCTACGTTACTCAGAAAATATCATTACTTGCTGGCCATCTACTCAAAGGGCCAACTCGCATAGCTTTGCGTAGGTCTGTAGCTACAGATGAGAATGATTTGCTTTTGATGACCAACTCTAACGATGGCACAATGGCCGTATTCTCCCTGCTACGCGCACAGAACGTCATCGCCCCATCCGAGTTCATTACAGTAGATGGCGCTTACATCGATGTCAGCGTGGATATATCAACGATATATACCATTGTGCGCCGCAATGTAAATAACGTAAACCAATACTATGTAGAAGTATTTGATAACGACTTACTAACCGACTCAGCCAAAACTGGCACAGGCGTAGTAAGCACAGTAACGATGGCGCACCTAGCGACTGAGACCGTTAACATCCTTGAGGATGGCTCAGTACAAGCTAACCAAGCTGTGCCTGCTGGCGGTACTGTAACCCTGCCTAGAGCTACCGCATCCTCTTATGAGATTGGACTACCTATTGCAGTTGAGGCTCGCACTATGCCAGTTGATTTAAAGTTGCAAACAGGTACACGCCTTGGCTTTAAGAAGCGCATTGTTGAGGTAAATGCACTTGTTGCAAATACGCAACACATGAAGATTAACGGTACGCAGATCCCATTCCGCGCTTTTGGCGACATCTTGGATCAGCCAGTTGCGGCCTTTACTGGAACTAAAACATTACATGGCATCTTGGGTTATTCGCAAGAGGCTAAAATTACGATATCTCAGGACATACCTTTAAAGATGACTTTATTGGGTATGGAGTACAAAGTAGCTACACATCAGGGGACATAGCATGGCAGCAGTTGCGATAGCCTTAACTGTATTATCGGCCTACGGCTCAATCAAAGAAGGCCAAGATAAGAAAAATTACTACAATCAGGTAGCAGCTCAGACTCGCGTTGAAACTGAGCGCAAGGCTATCCAGTACGAGTTTCAAGCAAATCAAATATTGCAACGCACTAATATGGCTAACGCAGCTGTGATTGCCCGTGGCTTTGCTGGAGGTGTAAACGCCTTTGAGGGATCTGCTGGTTTGATACAGTCTGTCAATAATACTAGGGGCGGTAAAGAGTTTGCGTTTGCTTTATCTGGCGCAGACAGCCAGCGCCGTAATGGATTGATCCAAGCCAGCTTGTATGAGTCAGCCGGATCTACAGCAGAGCGCACAGGCTACTTTAATGCTGCTGGTAAATTGGGTATGGCTGCGGCATCTTATGGGTCTCTTGGTGGAGCGCCTAGTACACCCGCGCCAGTAACAGACATGAGCACCCCTTACTCTATGTCCTAAAGGTTAAATATGGCAACGCTCCCACTCTACCAGCCAACAGGTTTTTTACCTGCTGATATCCCACGTTTAGATCGTGCTGACGTAAAAGAATCTGCTGCACAGCTAAGTACAATTACATCTGCGCTAGATCGCGTATCCCAGTTTGCATTTAAGAAAGCTGAGGAGCAGGCAGAGCGCGAAGGCTTGCAATACGGCGCAGAGAACCAGCCAAGCGCAGAGCAGGTTATGGCTGCTATGGAAGGCGGCAGAAGTCCACAGGAATTGTTTGCAGAGCCTGGCACTACATTCGGCAATGCAGCTCGTAAAGTACAAGCTGGTCAACTGCGTAATGAATTGGAAGTAAAAGTACGTAATGAGTTCTCGCGTCTCAGCGGCATGGTTGATGCTGGTTCGTTTAATTTAAAAGACGTACAGACTCAGATTAAAGCTATTACCGATGGATACGGCAGAGCTATATCCAGCATCTCACCAGAAGAAGGTCTAAAGTTTAGGGCATCTGCTGGTAGCGCTGGAGCTCCTGTATTCGCTAAGGCAGCAGACCGAGCCTACAAGATTTATGGCGAGCAAGTAAAAGCCAATGCAGATGATTTAATCTCGCAGACACCTACTATCATTGCTGATCTGATCCGAGTTGAGAAAGATCCAGTTCTGTTGGCAGAGCGTATCTTAGTTGAGCGCCAACGTGTATTTGATGTTGCAGGGCAAACAAACGATCCAGTTTTCTTTGCTGAGAAACGCGCAGACTTTGACCGCGCCTTGATGGGTGCGATTGTGGATTACACGATTAGCCCAGACTTTGCTAAGAATCCTGTAGATGGATTACGTAAGATGCAGGCTGGTGACTTTGGCCAGCTAGATCGCGTAATGACTCGCGTTAATAAAGACAAGTTAATGAAGATGTACGTAGACCGTACAGGTGAAGTAGCTACTGCATGGGAGCGCACAAGCAAATTAAACGCATCTGTTAATGCAGATAAAATGAACGCTATTCAAGATGAGTTTTATGCTGGCAAAATTAGTGGTCAGCAAGTTCTGAATCAAGCTAAAGCTCTTGGAATTACTTTGCCAGATGAGCAGCGTAAAGCGCTTATTACTGGAGAAGGGCCTGGAGCTAACGCAATGCTGTATGGCCAGTTTGAATCTTTAGCGGATCGTCAAGTAGTTGGCGAGGCTTACTTTGATAACTTAGCAAACAGTAAAGTCATTACTTGGAAACAAGCAAACGACCTAAAGAAAGTAGTGCGTAACGATAATCCTGAGATGACTCGCGCCCGTGAGCTGATCCGAAACTCTCTTGGTGTGCCAGATATGATGGCCCCCGGCTTTGGTCAGGAAAAGAAAACAGTAGCGGATCTAACTACACAACTGCAAACCCTTCAACAACAGGCTCGCGCAAACGGTGAACCATTCAATCCTTTTGAGGCTGCCCAAGTATTAGTCAAAAGTGAGGCTGCTCAATTAGTTATTAAAGAAAATCAAAATAAACAGCAGCGACTTGAAAAAAGATTTACAGATAAAAAGTTGGTATACGACCGCAGCAAGACTTATACCAAAGAAGATTTGAAGCGTGGAGGGTTTAACGACTCAGAGGCAGACGCAATATTGAAAATACAAAAAGGCCTATAAGATGCTAGACGAACTTTATATGCGGGACTTAGCCAATGCCATGCGGATGCCGGAAGAAGTTGTGCCTGCTGGTAAGGTAACGGTATCGGGCCCACAGGTTGAGGCAGAGCCTAAGCAGCCAGAGATGGGTGCGGTTGCTGGCACCCCGCAGACAGGCGTAAGAGTTGGCCGCGCTGGCATCAGCCCTGAGCAATCCGCTAAAGCTGGTGGTTTAGATCGCCCATTGGTTGCTTTATTGGATACACTTGCTGGCGCTTTAAAAGGTGCTGCTGCACAGACTCTTGGATTGCCTGGCGATATTCGCTCTATCCTAGATATGATTAATAAGGAAGGCGCACAAAAGTATTTGGGTAATCCAGTATTGCCGACTACTGAGCGGATGCAAGAAATCCTACCAGCGGTAGTGCCGCAAGGCGTAGCCAATCAAGCAGATCGTGAGTTTACCGCTAAGATGGCTAGTGAGATTGGTACATTCCTGCCAGCTCCGGGCGCGCCAGAGGCAGCCATCCAAGGAGTTAAAGCGGTAGGCAGAGCAATTAAAGTTACTAAGAATATGCCTGTGGGTATGAGCACTCAGGCTGTTGGTCAGGGCATGGATGAGCTTGGCTTTTACTCTGCTGCTAAACAAGCTGTAGATGCAATCCAGCAACCCAAAGGTACAGGCGCTCAATTCCTAGCGCAGATTAGCAAGACTCCAGGCGTAAAGCCAGATGAGATTAAATGGACTGGCTTAGATGAGTTTTTGCAATCTAAAAAGTCGGTAACTAAAGCTGAAGTACAAGAGTACTTAGATAAGAACCGAGTTGAGATTAAAGAAGTAACTCTTGGAGGCGCACAGCCCGAACCAACATTTAGACAAGTTGAGCCTGACTTATGGGAGTCTAATGTAGGTAATATTTACCAGCAGGGATCTGATGACTTTACATTTATAGTTGGTGGCGAAGGTGAAATGTATTATTTTAATTCCTTTAATGAAGCTGCTAATTTTGCTAAAAACTTTGCTAAAACAGCAGATGGTAAAGTGTTTGCTGATAACACCAAGTTCTCTAGTTATACATTACCGGGCGGCGAGAACTATCGCGAGATATTGCTAACTTTGCCAAGAAAGAACTTTGAAAAACCTAGCGCAGATGGACAAGTGCCATTTTCTCAAGAATTTGAATCTAGTCACTTTGACGAACCAAATATCCTAGCCCATATACGGGTTAATGACCGTGTAATAGACGGTAAGAAAACTCTATTTGTAGAGGAAGTGCAATCTGATTGGCATCAAGCTGGGCGTAAACAAGGCTATCAAGAATCTTTACTTACCAATGCTGAAAGAAGCAGATTCGAGCAATTAAAGGAAAAAGATAGCAAAAATCAAATAACCGATGCTGATAAACCTGAGTTACAGGCGCTATCTGAAAAAGTAACTGCTGAAATTATAGCTAATAAAAATGGCGTACCAAACGCACCATTTAAAACCACTTGGTCTGATCTGTCTATGAAACGTGTTATTCAGATGGCATCCGAAGGCGGCTATGACCGCATTGCGTTTACGACTGGCAAGACTCAGGCAGATCGATATGATTTGAGTAAGCAGATTAACGAGCTTTCTTATAAAAAAATGGATGACGAATTAACTATGGGTTTAGGTAATGGCCCATACTACGAAATTGTTGCTGTTGATAAAAGTGATATGCCAGTTTTAAGGAAACAGGTAACAGAACAAGAGTTGCCTGATTTAGTCGGAAAAGACATGGCTAAAAAAATTATTGATGGTGAGGGTAAAGTAGCTGAAGATTATATGGGTAAGTCTGTAACAAAGGTATTTAGCGGTCTTGACCTCCAAGTAGGCGGCGAAGGCATGAGGGGCTTTTACGATGACATCCTTCCTAAATTCCTAAACAAGTACGCTAAAAAATGGGATGCTAAGACTGGTGTTGCTGAAATCCCAACAAGCAATGTAAATATTGAAAATCAAATTACATTTGAAGATGGTAAATATTTGGTTGATGCTGGAGATGGAATTAATTACAACTCATACGATACAAAAGCTGAAGCAATAAAATCTTTAGGTGGCGATAATCCACAAGTAAACTACATAGACGTTACTCCAAAGATGAGAGAATCTGTAGTAACTAAAGGCCAACCTATGTTTGCTATTGGAGCTGGTGGCGCTGGAGCTGATGCAACTCAAGAGGAAAATAAATGAGTATCCCATCCCTTACTGAACGCCTAGACGACCTATCCTCTGCGGACAAAGAGTCGCAGCAGGTAGTCCCGCTTGAGACTCAGATGCAAGAGCTGGTGCCATTGACTAATGAAGGTCAACAGTTTGATCCAGTACAAGTTGCTGGCCCAGTAGAGGGGCTAGGCAGCCTGCTACGCAAAGCAGTTAAAGAAGCTCCAGTACGCACAGAGCGCCCTATACTTCCACCGGGTGTAGATCAAGGTAAGGTAGGCCAGTCGCAGGTTATCCGCGAAACAGGCGCTAAAGGCGAAGTCATTATTCAGTCAGCACCGCAGATGCCTACTACGGGTAAACCCTCTCCTACTTCTGCGGAGGTAGCAGCAGGCGTACCTGAAACCGCATTTAACCTAGACATGATCCAAGATGCCGATGGGGTCAAGCAATTTATTGAGGCCACAGCTAGGGCATACGGCGCAGATAAGATTGAAAAGATTAGTTACAAGCAGATGGCCGAGGAGCTTTCTGTCAGCGGTTACGATGAGGGCTTTATCGCTCGTATAATTGATCCACTAGAGGCGACTAAGGCAAGCCCTCAAGACGCGTACAAAATGCAGCTGGCGCTCGTTGACGCAGGCAAGAGGGCATTTGATTTGGGTGAGCAAGTTAAGGCAGCTAAAGCTACTGGTCAACTAACCCCAGAGCTGACCTCTGCTTTTATGCAGGCAGTAGCTTTAGAGGGTACCCTAGTCAAAGCAGTACGCGGCCGTCAGGCTGACATTGCCCGTACTCTTGGTATCTTCTCTCAGGCTCGGCAATCCAGCGCAGAGCGTGGCGCTATGCTTGAGGCAATTATGAATGAGGCTGGCGGCATCGAGTCAGTACATGACTTTGCAAACAAGTACACAGCTCTAGCAAGCAGCTCTGCTCGCGCTACTATGGCTGAGAATGGCTATGGCAATGCGCTATCCAGAGGCACAGATATGTGGATGAGCACATGGATTAATGGCCTGCTATCTAACCCAACTACTCATGCTAAGAATATCGCTGGTAACTTATTCTTTGGTGGCTTGCAGATACCTGAACGCGCCCTTGCATCCGCTATAGGCAAAACCCGTAACTTTATGTTTAAGGGTGGCGAGGATGCCATCTCTACAGATGAGATATACGCACAGGCTATGGGCTTTTTGCAGGGCATCCGCGAGGGTGGCGAGATTGCTGCAAGAGCATTTAAGAGCAATACCCCTACAGATCCATTCCAAAAGATAGAGGCAACACGTTTAAACCGTGAGCCTTTTGAGGTTGACTTTGGAGACTCGGATACAGGCAAGGCAGTAAGCGGGGCATTAAGCTATTACGGTAAGTTTGTCACATTGCCTGGCCGCGCTCTAATGGCTGAGGACGAGTTCTTTAAAGCTATCGGCTACCGCATGGAGCTGAACGCCTTAGCTACTCGCGAATCAGAAAAGATGTACAAAGCGCTGGTTGGTAGTGGCATAGATCCTGACAACGCAGCTCGTCAGTCTGCTGATTTTATGGCTGATATGTTGGCTAACCCTAGCGATGATATTCGTGATGCAGCTATGGGCGTGGCTCGTACCGTCACGTTTACCCGTGAACTAGAGCCAGCATTGCAGGGTATCCAGCGCGCAGCTCAGAATCCTTTAATTAAGATGTTTGTACCGTTTATTAAAACCCCTACGAATATTGCTTTAGAGGCTATTAGCCGTACACCGGGGCTAAACTTTGCAAGCCCACGGTTCTGGGGTGACTTTAATGCAGGCGGCATCCGCAGGGATCAAGCCATCGCTAGGGTTACTTTAGGCGGCGCTATGATTTACTCGGTATCCGCAGGGGTATTTGAGGGGCGTGTAACGGGTTATGGCCCTATGCGTATGGAAGATAAGAAAGCGCTAGAGGGTACAGGCTGGCAGCAGTTCTCCTTTGTATTTGATACTAAGGACGTATCTGAGGAGATGATGGCTCGCTTTGAGAAACTGACTACAGTATCCCGTGGCCCAGATAAGGTATATATCTCCTACGCTGGACTAGAGCCTATTGGTACCTTGCTAGGTATTGGCGCTACATCAGGGGAGTACGCCCAGATGACTCCAGGCGGTGAGGACTTAGACAAGCTGGCTATGGGTGGCGCATTAGGCGTTTATCAATACTTGTCAGAGCAGCCTATGTTACAAGGCTTTAGCGATATCCAAAAGGTATTTACCTCTGGCGCTAAGGATGGCCCTACGATTCTGTATGACTTCATTAACGCAGCCAGCAAGCAGATGTCTCAGTTTGCTATCGGTGGATCTCCAGTCGGAGTGCATAGCTCATTCGTGGCTGGCGTTGAGCGTATCGTAGACCCAACTAGGTCTAATACTATGCCTGCTGAGATGAGTACCAAAACAGGGATGATTGAGCCAGCAGTACGCGGGTTCTATGACGCGGTACGCTACTATAAGTCACGCAATCCGCTGACCTCTGACAGCCTTCCACGGGCTTTAGATCCGATTACGGGTGAGGCTGAGATGGTTGGCAAGGGCAAACTGTACGAGATGTTTAACCCATTCAAAGAATCAAGTGGCAAGTACAACCAGGCTAAAGCTGTGCTGGTAGCCTATGGCGTACCCATGTATATCCCTAAGAAGTCTATTGATGGCATCCAGTTATCGGCCACCCAGTACAACCGTTGGATTGAGCTGGCCACGCAAGATGGGGTTTTGGCAGATCGGATATCGTATTTAGGTGAGTCGCCAGCCATTCAAAGCAAGGCAGCAGACAACCTTGAGGAAGTCCAAGCCATCATTACCAAAACGATGTCGGATGCCTATTCCAGCGCAAAAGAGAGGTTGATTGCAGAAGATCCCGATTTAGCTGATGCAATGCAAGAAGTTAAAGAATTTAAGAGAGATTACGGTAAATATAAACGCTAGATTTTTTTAGCAAAATCAGATAGATTCAGACTAAGTTAAGGAAAGATTATGGCAGATTACAAACCCTCTAGCAGCGATATCTCCCGCATGGGTGAGATATGGCTTGCTATTCCTGATTACGAGGGGGTTTATGAGGCCAGCAATCTCGGCAATATTAGAAGTCTGGATAGATGGTTGGGCAAGAGGCTTATAAAAGGCAGGACAATCAAGCCATCCCCAGATGGTCATGGCTACTTGCAGTTTCAGTTATGCCGCAACAACACACGAAAAATGATGAAAGTTCACAAGGCCGTTGCTACTTTATTTTGTAGCCCAAACGGGAAGGCTGAAGTAAACCATAAGAACTTTGACAAGTTAGACAACCAAGCCAGCAATCTAGAGTGGGTTACTAGACAGGAAAATGTAGCTCACTACAAAGCTACTGGCGGGTTTACATCAGCAGTAAATCCAAGCAGAAAACAAAAACTATCTATGGACGATGCTAACGCCATCAGGACTGCTAAAAAACAAGGCAGATCCCTAGTTGATTTGTCTGAATTGTTTGGTGTAAGCAAGGTTCACATTTTTAATATTTGCAAAAATAAATATCACGCTAATAATGCAGGGGTAAACAATGGCTGACTACGCAATAAGTAATGTTCCGAGACGAGTGGTCTATGCGCCAAGTGGCGTAGGCCCTTATGCGTTTACGTTTGAGATCCTAAACCAAACCGATATCGCAGTATACAAGGCCAGCACTTTACTGACCCTGACTACTGACTATACCGTAATAATTAACGCTAACGGTACAGGCTCTGTAACGCTGGTAGCTACAGCTGGCACAAGCAACATTACGATTGTCGGCGCTAAGAACATCCAGCGCACCACAGACTTTACTACAGGCGGCGACCTATTTGCAAATACTTTAAATGATGAGCTGGATAACCAGACCATCTTTATTCAGCAGGTAGCCGAGACCGCAGAGCGTGGCCTCAAGGCTCCAGTAGTAGATCCAACTGATATCAATATGACTTTGCCTGCTAAGGCATCCCGCGTTGGTACTGTGCTCGCGTTTAACGCAACTACAGGCAATCCAGAGGCAGGCCCTAGCATTGGCGCTGTAACTACGGTTGCAGCTCAGTCAGCCAACATCAATACTGTTGCTACTAATATTGCATCAGTAAATACAGTAGCCGGAAACATAGCTAACGTCAATACAGTTGCTGGTATATCAAGCGATGTAACGATGGTTGCTACGTTTCAATATAACGTCAATACCGTAGCGGATGATTTGAACGAGCCCGTATCTGAAATCAATACGGTAGCCGTAAATATTGGTAACGTAAACACAGTCGGCACTAACATCTCTAACGTAAATACCGTAGGTGGCAATAACGCAAACGTCACTACCGTAGCTGGTATATCTGGCAACGTCACGACTGTAGCTGGAGTTGCAGCAGGCGTAACAACTGTTGCAGGTATATCTTCTAACGTAACGACTGTGGCTGGTGTTGCAGCTAACGTAACCACGGTAGCAGGCATCTCTAGTAATGTCACAACTGTAGCTACAAATAATGCTAACGTGACTACGGTTGCTGGCTCTATAGCTAACGTGAATAATGTTGGTGGAAACATTGCTAACGTAAACCAAGTGGCCGCGGATACCGCTGTTATTAACTCTGCCTCTGCTAACGCTGCGACTGCTACTACTAAAGCGGCTGAGGCTTTGGCTAGTGCCAACTCCGCAAGTGCTAGTGCTGCTGCTGCATCTGCTGTAGCCCTCGGTAACGAGCCAGTACGTCACTCAATTCGCCCAAGCCTCTTGCTAGACTTTGCTAATACTAAGACATTAGACCCTCGTATCACTTTCACAAGGGCATCTACTGGCACATTCTACGATGGCAAAACTGTTGCTAAGGCTGAGGAGAATTTAATAAAGTTTTCACAAGGCACAGGGATGGCTGCAAACTGGGGCGCTGACTCTGGCGGTTCATCTGCTAGGACAGACAATTATGCGGTTGCTCCTGATGGCACAACTACAGCAATGCGTTTTGTCACAACGAATGCGAATTACCCAAATATGTCGCAGGCTCCGGGTGGCACTTTTACAGGAACATACACGCTATCATTTTGGGCTTCAGTCCCATCTGGAACTCTTGTAATACCTAGCGGCTCTTTTCCGTCTCCAGGGACTGCAACAACAACTTGGCAAAGATTTACAGTTACTGGAACTTTATCTTCTGCGACTCTTATTGTGCTTTTCAACTTTGGTGCAGGGGCAACATTGGGACTTGAACTTTTGATATGGGGCGTTCAGCTTGAACAACGAGGCTCAGTCAGCGCATATACTCCCACTACCACAGCTCCAATCACAAACTACATCCCTGCTCTGCAAACTGCTGCTAGTGGAGTACCTCGCTTTGAGCATGACCCTGTAACTGGTGAGAGCCTTGGATTAGAGATTGAGGAGCAGAGGGCTAATTTATTTCTTAGGTCTGAAGAATTTGATAACGCCACTTGGGTTAAGGATGATGGCGGCACAGCAGTAACAGTTATTGCAAATACAATTATTGCGCCAAATGGAACTCTTACTGGTGACAAACTTAATGAAGCTGGTGGGGTTACTCAAAACCATGTTATTCGACAATCAGCGACTGTCGCAAATTCAACAGCATACACTTTTACTTTTTATGCAAAAGCGGCAGAGCGAGGTTTTGTATATACGCAGGCACAAGGAGGATTTGGTTTCAATGTTGTTTTTAACTTAACATCAGGAGCGGTTGGCGTTACATCTGGAACATTTACTTCCGCAACAATGACTGCCGTAGGTAACGGATGGTATCGCTGTGCCGTAACCGCAACATCCTCTGGTACAACGGTCAACTGGTATGTAGAGCCGCAATCTACAAATGCTATCGGAACGCATCTTGGTGTTGCGAATAACGGCATCTACCTTTGGGGTGCACAGTTAGAGCTTGGCGCTTTCAGTACCAGCTATATTAAGACTGAAGGAAGTACGGTCACACGGGCGCCAGACTCTGCAAGCATGATTGGCGCTAACTTTAGTAGCTGGTATAAGGCTGATGAGGGTACTGTTTATGTGGAGTCACCAATATCAAGTGGTGGAGCATTTCCATATCTTTTCACAATTCAAGCCGCTAGCGATACCACAAGAATATTTATATATAAATCTTCTGCAACAGCAACAAGCTCTACTGCGTTTCAATTTGAGCCAAGTGGAGGTGGACTATTTACTTACGGTGCAACTTCGACAAAGTTCACGGCAGCCTATAAGTTTGGAGATTATGGTGGGGCAAGCAATATAACTGCTGCGGCAAACTTTACCTCGGGGGCTGTGCCAATCGTAGATAGGTTGTTCATTGGTTGCTATCCAACAGGAAGGCAATTAAACGGCACTATTAAGAAGTTTGCCTACTATCCAAAGCGCTTGCAAAATTCTGAGCTTGTTTCGCTCACTACAGTTTAAGGATTAAAGATGAACTACGATTACTTACTTAAATTTACAGATGAGGCACAGGCTAACTCTGTTCTCTACACTAAAGTACCTATTGCTTGGGCTGAGTCTGTATCAATGGATGAGCCATCAGCACCTACAGAGTGGATGGACAAACCAAACTACGACAACATAGACATCATCGGAATTATCTACAAACCAACTGGCGCAGTAGAAACAATCAACGGTATGGAAGTACCAGTCATGGCTGATGTAGGTGGATGGCACGTTAACGTAAGGAACTTCTCTGTAGCTCCTGAGCTGGATGCGTATGTAGTAGTACCTATTCATCAATATCGAAAATGGGCGGGAGATTAATTTATGCCATCACTAATCGGAACAAAGAGTAACCAAGTCCCTTCGGTAGGCGACTTAGGTAAGTTGGCTTTTCAAGACAGCGTATACAGCAACTTAGACATCGGCACAGGCATCTCTACTGGTGTTGGTACTATCTGCAAAGCCCATGCTGCAATCAATGAGGGCGTGTACCTGGTTCGTGTACTGATTGATTTAACTGGTTTGAACTCAGGCGGTACTGCTAACGACATCATTGGCGTAAATGGCGCAAGCAACTGCTACATTGCTAGACTGCCTTCGATGACTGTACTTGGTGGCCGCATGACCTGTTTAGAAGCCCCTGCTGGTGGCGATACTGACATTGACTTGTACTCTGCATTAGAAGGTACTGGCGCTGAAGATGCTGCTGTCACAGGATTAACTGAAGCGTTGCTGATTAATGCTGGCACTCAGTCGCGAGGCACAGTAACTTACTTTGCTGCCGATCCTTCTGCAAATGATTATCTGTATCTTGCTGGTCAAGGAACAGCTAACGCAACCTACACAGCAGGTCGCTTTCTAATTGAAATCTTTGGAGTTTAATTATGTTTGTAATCGATTGGATACTAGGTAAGTTCAACTACCATAAATTTTATAAGATAGATGAGGTTGCACTTTGGGCTGAGTTTGAAAAGCAAGATGCGGCAAAGGCTGCTGCACCTAAGAAACCAGCAGCCCGCAAGGTAGCTGCCAAGAAACCAGCGGTTAAGAAAACTGTAAGAAAGAAAGTCTAATCATGTCTACCTTAACCGACAAAGAGCTGGAAGATATTGTGGAGAAAGTAACCGAGCGTGTGATAGAAAAGGTTTATACCTCTGTAGGTAAATCCATTGTTACCAAGTTCTTTTGGATCGTAGGGGTAGGTGCCGTTGCTTTAGTAACTTACTTGGCTAGTATTGGCCAGATCAAAGTCGGTTAAGAATGATTGAGACCCTGCTCGGCTCCCTGCTTGGCGGTATATTCCGCATAGTCCCAGAGGTAATGAAGTTATGGGATGCAAAGAATGAGCGAGCACATGAGCTGGCCATGCTAGGCAAAGAGATGGAGTTTGCACAGCTCAAGGGTGAGATCTCCATGCGCGAGCAAGAGACTGTGCTCATGGGTAAAGAGCTCGATGCAATGACTGAGGCGCTCAAAGAGCAGGGCGAGACAGCAAGGGCATCCGGCTGGTTTATCTCTGCTATCTCCGCAGCTGTAAGGCCTCTCGTTACATACTGGTTTGTAACCCTGTATTCCATTGTCAAGCTGGCCTCAATCCTGATGGCCGTTGATGCTGGCGCAGATTGGAAAGAGGTACTGGTCAGCTCATGGTCTGCGGATGACATGGCATTGCTGATGATGATTCTTACTTTTTGGTTTGTCGGACGCGTGTGGGACAGAACCAGGCACTAACCCTAGCCGCGGATCTGTGCAGATTTTTTGAGGGGTTCTCCAGTAAACCTTACATCTGCCCAGCAGGCTATCCAACCATCGGATACGGCACCGTATACAAGCCAGATGGCACCAAAGTAACCATGCAAGATGAGCCCATATCTAAGGAGCTGGCAAACGACTGGCTTATGGGTGAGCTGGAGCACAACTACATGACTGGGGTACTCAAGGCATCACCTATCCTGATAGCCAATGAGAGGCTCTTGGCGGCCATTACAGACTTCGCTTACAACTTAGGGGTAGGTAGGTATCGGGCAAGCACTCTAAAGCGCAGGGTGGACTCTAATGACCTGCTAGGCGTGGAGACAGAACTTATGAAATGGACTAAGGGTGGCGGTAAAACCCTGCCCGGCTTGGTTAAGCGCAGGCAGGCCGAGATCGATTTACTCCGCGGCTGACGCGTCAATAGCCTGTTTGCGTTTCTGCTTGTGTGCAGTCATGCCAACCTTTTGTATCGTGGTCAGCATAGAAAGTACATCCGCGTTTAGCGTATTGAACTCTGCAATCTTTTGGATCTTGACATCTGCTGCCAGCCTTGATCTGGCTACTTTATCTGCCATCTCGTTATACCGATCCATCCATGCGTTCATGCCTTCATGCAGCTCGGAAGGCTTGCCGGGGATGTTTAGCTTGAAAGTACCAGGTGGCTGTATCTCATTCTGTACAATCTCAACTGTTGTATTCTCGCTACACT